CCCAGGAGTGGGAGCGCAGCTTCCAAATGCAGACCTCCGGTGACCTGGACATGACCTTTGAAGCCTTCACGGAGATCTACACCAAAGACGTGAAACCCCGGCTCAAGGAAAACACTTGGCTGACAAAGGAGAACATCATTCAGAAGAAGATATTGCCCTACTTCGGCAAGCGAAAGCTCAGCGAGATTACCACCGAGGACGTGATCGCATGGCAGAATGAATTGCTGGCCTACCGGGACGAGAAGCACAAGCCTTACTCAACTACTTACCTTAAAACTCTGCACAACCAGCTTAGCGCCATCTTTAACCACGCCGTCCGCTTCTATGAGCTGCGTTCCAACCCCGCCGCCAAGGCTGGGAACATGGGGTCGGAGGAACGGAAGGAAATGCTGTTCTGGACAAAAGCGGAGTATCAGAGGTTTGCGGAGGCCATGATGGACAAACCCGTCTCCTATTACGCCTTTGAAATGCTCTACTGGTGTGGTATCCGAGAGGGAGAGCTGCTGGCCCTCACCCCGGCGGACTTTGACTTTGATGCCGGGACGGTAAGAATCAACAAGTCTTACCAGCGGCTCCACGGCGAGGATTTCATTACCACGCCAAAGACGAAGAAAAGCAACCGCACCATTAAGATGCCCAACTTCCTCTGCGATGAAATGAAGGACTACCTTGGTATGCTCTATGGCATCAAGAAGAAGGAGCGCATTTTCACCATTACGAAAAGCTATCTCCACCACGAGATGGACAGAGGCGCGGAGGCGGCGGGAGTGAAGCGTATCCGGATTCATGACCTTCGACACCCAAATGTCAAGCCCAAGACAAAAACTTTTTGAGGTTTTTTAGAATTTTATCATGACCACACTTTGCACCCCCACTCAGGGGCTTTTTTATTGCTCGATGATCTTACGAAGCATAGCGGCTACGCTCAAATCCACTTCGCCGCTGTTGGCCGTATGGATGCTAACGTCGAGATCACGGAGCAAATACCAGTATTGCAGGTTCCTATCCAAATCCCGGCCCAGGCGGGCGAGATCGCAGAGCAGCAGAATGTCAACGTCTCCATCCACCGCCTCATTGTGAAATTCCAGCAGACCGGGGCGGTGGTCAAATTTCAACCCGTTTGCTATGTCACTGGAAGTGCCAATGACTTCAAAGCCATGCTCTTTTGCGTAGGCTTCCAGCCGGTTCCTCTGTGCCGCCAGCAGCTCCGCGCTGTCCGGCCCATTGTGAGCCACACGGCAGTAAATCCAAGCCTTTTTCATTGTCTGTTCCATCATGCCGCCTCCATACAAAAGTCTTTCATCTTCCAGACAATCTCCACTTGATTATTTGGATAAACATACACCCGCTCAATCAGCGCGTCAGCCAGCCCAGCGGTCAGGCCACCGGCCCCGACTACTTCCCGCGCCAGCTCAGTTCTGGCGTTTTTCGATTTTTCGTCCATCTCCATCTGCGAGGTCTGTACCTTCAGATTGGAGTGGATTTCCCGCAGCCGGTCAAGCTCATTATCAATAGCGGCCTTCTGGATTTTGTAGTCCTCCATGGTAATCTGCTTCAAAATGAGCTGTTCATACAATACCCGCTTCTGGTCCAGATAGCCCTCAATCTGCTTGTCATATTCGGCCTGCTTCGCAAGCTGAATATCCAACTGTCCAGCATTGGCGAGATCAGCCACATTCAAAATAATCTGTGCCTGCTTGGAGAGAATTTCGTATAACATCCCTTCCAACTCCGCCTCTGTGATCGTCAGACCGTGGCAGGGAGCGGCTTCATTCACTTTGCTGTGCCGACACTGGAAATAGTGGTTTTTGTTTGCTGTACGCGGCATAGCGTGGCGGCAGCACCCGCAGAACACCTTGCACCGCAGAGGGTAGGCGTTGGCGTTCTTCTTGGGACATTTGAACCGGGGCCGCTGGGCCTGCACTTGGTCGAACAACTCCCGGCTGATGATCGCCTGATGATGGTCGGGAATCTTGACCCACTGGCTTTCATCCTTCATCCGTACCCGGTGTCCGCCCACCTCCGTCACTTCCCGCTTGCCTATGATGTAAGTGCCGGTATAGCGTTCATCGTCCAGGATATGCACCACTGAGGACGTAGACCATATCCCGCAGCACCGGGAAATATCGTGACCGTTGAAACCGTGGGCCGCTTTGTACTCGGCAGGGGTGGGGATATTCCGCTCAAACAGGGCTTTGACGATCTCGTTGGGCTTGCGCCCATCCCGTGCCAATTCAAAGATCATTCGTACATTGGGAGCCGTTTCCTCGTTCGGCTCCATGCGGCCATCCGCGCCCTTCTGGTAGCCATAGGGACAGAGCTTGCTCTGATACTCCCCCCGGCGGAACTTCACATACTTGGCGCTCTTGTACTTGATGGACAGGTCCCGGCTGTAAAACTCGCTGACCAGATATTTGAACGCCACATTGATGCCGCCCGTGTCCCCATGGAGCTTGTCGCTGTCAAAATCATCGTTGATGGAAATGAAGCGCACACCATACAGAGGGAAAACCATTTCCATAAAGTACCCAACTTCAATGCTGTTTCGCCCGAACCGGGTAAAATCCTTCACGATGATGCAGTTGATCTTGCCCTCACGCATCTGGTCAAGCAATTCTTGGACGGCTGGCCGCTCAAAGTTGGTCCCGCTATACCCGTTGTCGATGAACTCCAGAACCTCCGCATTTTTAACGCCCTCCATAGCGTCAACATATTGATGGAGCGTGTGTTTCTGGTTCTCAATGCTGAAACTGCCCACCTTGCTGTCCTCGGTAGAGAGGCGGATATAGAGGGCAATCACATAGGTAATCGGGCTGTTACTCATTTCCCAGCACCTCCATGACACGCTCAAAACCGCCGTCAAAGGAGAAGTCGATGGACACATCATCCGGGCCGTTTACCGTGACCCGTTCAATCAGTTGATTTACCAGCAGGGCGGAGAGGGTCGTGTCCTTGTCCACCGCCGCCAGCTTGTCGGCCATGCTGGTACAGCGTTCCATCTGCCGCTCCAGCTCGGATTGCCGGGTTTGAAGCTGCTGAACACGCTCCACCGCGCCGCTGATTTTCTGGCTGTAATCCTCGCGCATTTCCAGATATTCCGCCTTGGTCAATATTCCCTTGACGAAATTCTCATAGAGGCCGGAGTGAAGGGCCTTATTTTTCTGTGTCTGCCGCCCCAGCTCGGCAATCTCCTGGTCCACTTGGGCCTTCTGCGCGGCAATCTTGTTGTCACACCGTTTCAGCCGCAGGGCCTCGCCCATCACAACCTCGGCCTTCTGCCGGATGATGGTCAGAATCGCGTCAAATAAATCCGGCTCCGGTAAATGGATAATGCCGCCGGTGCAGGACCCCTTTCCCATGCGGTCATTGGAGATACAGCGGTAGAAGTACCGCCCGTGGCTTCTCTGCCGGTGAAGGTTCTTGCCGCAGTGGGCGCAGAACACGCGCCCCCGCAGGATATTCTCACTGTAAGGAACTTTCATGGTTCTGGTGTATTTGGAGGCCATCTGCTCCCGAACGGCCTGGGCCTTTGCGAATACCTCCCGGCTGACCAGCGGCTCATGAGTATTGCGTACCACGATCCAGTCCACCGGCTTGGTCACAACCTGTTTATGGCCCACATTGGTGTGCTTGCCCTGAACCATATCGCCGGTGTAAACCTGATCCGCCAGAATCTTCCCCACAGTCCAGCTCTGCCACTTTCCGCTGCCAGCCAGCTTGCTGTCATAGCTGAACAGGCCGCAGGAAGCATGGTAGTAACCGGGGGTCATAACGCCGCCCTCATTCAGTCGCTTCACAATCACATTCAGCGCAACGCCGTCAAGCGTCCACTGGAAAATCTGCCGGACGATAGGGGCCGTGTCCTCGTTGACCAGCAGGCGGTGGCAGTTGTCCGGGTCCTTCCGGTAGCCGTAGGGCGGACGCGCCCCCACAAACTCCCCGTCCCGCATGGCCTGATTCTGCTGTGCCCGGACCTTCTTGCTGATGTCGGCGGCGTAAGCCTCGTTAATCATATTTTTCAGCGGGACAATCAGATGGTTGCCGCTATTTTCCGAATCCTCGCTGTCAAACTGGTCGTTGACGGAAATAAAGCGTACTCCATGGAGCGGAAAATATTTTTCGATGTAGTAGCCGGTGTCAATGGTGTTCCGGCCCAGTCGGGAGAGGTCCTTGACCACAATGCAGTTGATTTTCCCAGCCTCCACATCACCCAGCATCCGCTGAAAGTCTTTCCGCTCAAAGGTGCGGCCCGTGGTGCCGTTGTCAGTGTAGACCCCCACGATTTCAAGGTCTGGGCACAAGGCGATATACGCCTCCATGATTTGCTGCTGGGTTTCCAGAGAATCGCCCTTCTTGCCGTTGAACTCCACCGACAAGCGGATATAGAGCGCCGTCCGCCAGATTTTCATATAGGCTTTTTTCGGCTTCTCCGGGGTTACAACGTCTTTTCTGCTTTTCCGTGCCATTTATGCCGCCTCCTTTTCCGCTTCCAGCAGCGCATCCAGAATGTCCCGCAGGTCGGGCGGGAGCTTCTCCATTTCGTCCAGGCGTTTCAGCACCTTGACATACTCAATCAGATAGCGGAAGGTAATAACCAGATCGGTCTTGCCATTGACCCGGATGGACTGAACCATGGCGATCACCGCCCGCCGGTCCAGCGTGGTCATGGCGGAAAACTCCTTGAAATGCTGGGTCCACCGCAGGCGGGAGCTGCTGTTGTTCGTCACCAGCTCCATCTCGGCCCGCAGCCGGTCAATGGCCTCCTGCGCTTCTTCCGCCCGCTCGGTGTAGAGGTTTTTCAAATCCTGATAGTCCTTCTTGCTGATAAGATTGGCAATGAAATTCTCGTACAGCGTGGCCTTGAACTGCCGGGCTTCTTCCAGCTTGACCTCGTTATCCGCGATCTGCGCCTTGAACTTGGCGATTTCCTCCTGGTTGATCTGTTCCTCGCTGATACCGTCCAGAACTTCATCCAGAGAGACAACGTGCCGGATATGTGCCTGGAGGCTGACCAGAACACAGTCGATCAGATCAGCCTCTTTCAGCATGACCGGGTGGGTGCAGCCCTTTTTCTTCCCGGTGGGACAATGATAATAGATGTACTTTTTGCCCTTGACCGTGTTGGTTTTCCGGGTCATGCGTCCGCCGCAGCAGCCGCATACCAGCAGGCCGGAGAACAGATACACCGCCTCGCCGTCCGGGGCCGTTCGGGTGTCCAGGCTGGAAATCTTCTGAACAAGGTCAAAATCCCGCTTCTGGATGATCGGCTCATGGGCGTTTTCAATGCGGACCCATTCCTCCGCTGGCTTGTGAATGATGTTCTTCAGCTTGTGGTTATGGGTTTCCTGCCGCCCCTGCAACAAAACGCCGGTGTAGGTTTCCTCCTGCAAAATGCGGATTACCGCACGGGCGGACCACTTGGCGTCCGGCACATCCGCAAAACCGCCAGTGGGGTGAGGCAGGCCCCGGCTATCCTTGTAGGCCATGGGAGAGAGGACGCCCAGCCGGTTCAATTCCTCCGCGATATGCTTGGCGCTGGCCCCATCAATGCGACGGCGGTAAATGTCCCGCACCACGCGGGCGGGGTACTCGTCAATGATGAGGTGGTTTTTATTCTCCGGGTCCTTCCGGTAGCCGTAGATGGGGCAGGAGCCTACATAATCTCCATTCTGCCGTTTGGTCAACAGGGCGCTCCGGGTTTTCACGGAAATGTCGTGGGAATAGGTGTCGTTCAGCAGATTTTTCAGCGTGATATGGAGATCATCGCCGTTCTGCTCGTTGGCGGTGTCGATGCCGTCATTGACGGAAATGAAGCGGACGCCGTAGGTGGGGAACACCTGCCGGAGATAGCGGCCAGTTTCGATGTACTCCCGGCCCAGGCGGGACAGATCCTTGACGATCACACAGTTGATTTTGCCGGAAACAATGTCGTTCATCATCTCCTGGAACGCCGGACGGTCGAACAGAACACCGCTGTAACCGTCGTCTACCCGCTCCGATACCAGCGCAATGTCCGGGTGAGCGGCTACGAAGTCCTCGATCAGCTTCTTCTGGTTAGCAATGCTGTCACTCTCTACGCTGTGGTCAGCGGAGTAGGAGAGCCGCAGGTAAGCGTCTGCCTTGTATTTGGACATGAAAAAATCACTCCTTTGCAAATGCCGTACTTACCCAGCAATGCAATGAGTGACTGATTCATCCTTATTTAATTCTTTTTCCAGTCACAAGTATAGCACACCTCCACGGGCAAGTCAACACATTAAAGTGCTAAATCAAAATTTGTTTCAAGCAGTCCTCCAGGGACACGCCGTTGTTGGCAAACTGCGCCCGGACAGTGAATTTGCCGCACTTGAAGCAGTAGGGATTTTTGATCTGCCGGAGAAATTCGGCAATCCGTTCCTCCTTGGAGAGCTTCGGGTCCACGGTCACATCCCGAATGTCAGCCAGGGGAATACCAGCAGGAGAAAAAGACTGTTCCATGATCGTGCCCCCTTTCAACGCTTGAAGCGGTAGGGCAGCTCCGCGCCTCCGCCGTTGTACTTGTCCAGGATGATACGGGCGAAGCGCAGACCAACATCTGTCTCAATGCGGCCCAGGCGGATGATCTCATCCGGGCTGACAAGGGACATTCGCCGGATAAAGGCCCGGTCGTGCAGTTCCGTCTCATAGGTCTTGATGAACAGGGCCATGCCGGAGAGCATAGAGGCTTTCAGAGAATTGGGGGTTCCCAGCCACGCTCCAGCCAGCAGGGACAGCATACGGGTAAAGCCCTCGCCACCGAGAAGCTGATAGGTATTGATGAGAGTACGAACGGGTACGATCTCAAAGGGTTCGCCGGTCGGCTCCGTCAACGCCCAGGTAAAACCAACTTCTTCCGCCAGACGTTTGACCTCCGTAACCTTCGCGTCTGTACCAGCCTCCACCAGAGCCTTGGTGTGCTGGCGCGGGGTCAGAGGGGCCTTGTCCGTATCCAATTTGGCGTACATATCCGCTTCTTCCTCATAGGTCATGCCGGTGTGGACGATACAAGGGACAATCACATCGCCGCCGCCCGCCATCTGACGCATGGCGGCGATCCGGTTCTGACCGTCCACCACATTGAATTTGCCGTCCCGGAAGCTGACCACCACAGGGGTGAGCTTCCGGTCGTTCCACTCCCGGACGATCTCATCCACCCGCCGCTGCTTCACTGTCCGCTGGTAGGGCAGACCGGAAGTCAACTGGCTGGTGGAGAGGGTGCGGATAGAGCCGGGATTGCTGTAAGATACTTCGGCGGGCGGAAAAAAGGTCTGCTGCTCCGCTTTAGGCGGGGCCTGTTTTCTGCGATAATTCATTTCTTCATGCTCCTTTTCATTTGTTTCAATAAATCGTGGATAGCGGTTGAGATCGTGCCAAACCGCTTTTGCAGATAATCAAGCTGTACCTGGGATATGTCGGGGAAAGCAACCGCGCAGAAGGGGTCACTGTACCATTCAAATTCCCGGTGAAATTTTTCAATGAACGAATCCAACTCTGCCAGCAGAGAATCCGGGGTGTAGCTGCAATCCTTATCGGGATTTTTCAAATCGGCTATGGATTCCTCAAAGGTTGCGAAGTGTCTGCCGCTGGACGAGTAGGGGACGGAGGGCGGCGGAGCCTTCGCTGGCGGTTCCGGCTCCGCTGGTTCCAGAACCGCCGGGGGCGGCTGGTATTCATCTACGGAATGAATATCGCCTGATACTAACCGACTGGCCGCTTCTGTCTGATGTTCTGGTGTCAGCCGAGACAGTTTCAGCGCGTCCGATTTTGTGACCTTAGCACCTTTGATGATCTCCTTTGCCTCCGGTGTCAAATTTTTTGCCGTTTGTATTTCGCGTTCTACGGTACTTTTGCTGACACCAAGTTTATCAGCAGTATCCTGTGCAAAAGATTTTGTGGTGGGCCGCATTTTGCGGCTCACCTCATCGTCGTGCTGATTGCCACGGAAAGCACCACCATCGTAGGTTGCCTTTGTCTCCGGGTGCAGACTTTCATAGATTTCCTTCCGCCGCAGAAGCAGCTCCCGAAATTCATCATCAGATAAATCTTTGCGGACAAAATTCTCGTCTATCTCCGCCAGAGCTACTTGCAGGCCGTCCAAATCGCTGACGGTACACTCGATCTCTGTCCGGCCCAGCAGTTTCATAGCCTCCAGCCGGTGAAGCCCAGCAATCAGCGTATGGGCCTGATCCACCATGATGGGGTTAATCAGCCCCACCTCTAAAATGCTGTCGGCCAGCTCCTTCACATCTCCCGGCGCGGCCTCCCGCCGTCCGGGATTGACCGTGATCTCACTGATAGGAATAAGCAATATCCTCACCTCCCCGGCCATAGGCCGCAGTTTCGTTCATCTTCGCCGGATGGAACACCTGGAGCCACGGTTGCCTATGGCGTCAGGTCTTTCATTCGGCTGTCAGGCGGGAAGGGCCGCGCCGGTCCTGGCTGTGTCCTCATTCTGTAAGGAAATGTGACCGGCGCGGGTTCCCTTGGTTGCCCATTTCTAAAGAATGTGCCGTATTATCAGGCGGCATGACCGCCTTACTGCTCTCCCCCGGCACGGGAGTATGTAAGCCCAACCATGGCGGGTCGGCGCGGTGCCAGCAGACGGTGGCGGCAGGTGACT